CAATATTAGAGAAGTCCGAGATATTGCAGTCCTTTGTTGCTGATTTTAATAAAAGCGATAGGATTTACACCTTTATCAATGGTTCTATAATGGAGTTTAAAAGCTACGAGGATGCTCAGGATGCTAAGTCAGGTAAAAGGGATTACTTATTCGTAAACGAAGCCAATGGTATCACTAAGGATATATTTGATGAATTGTATATAAGAACAAAGCGTAAGACCTATGTAGACTACAACCCTAACATAGAATTTTGGGTGCATCACGAACTAATAGGCAAACCTAATGTGCAGTTAATAATCAGCGACCATAGACATAACCCTTTCCTTGATGCAAAAATACACGAGAAGATAGAAGCGATTGAGGATGAGGAATTGTGGAAGGTATATGCTAGAGGATTGACAGGTAAATTAGAGGGAGTTATCTTTAGGGATTACAATGTAATTACAAATGTTAGCTTGGATGCTAAACTAATAGGATATGGATTAGACTTTGGATTTACCAACGACCCTACTGCCCTTATTGCAGTTTATAGCCAGAGCGGAGAATTAGTCTTGGATGAATTAATTTATGAGAAAGGTCTTTTGAATGTTAGAATATCTGACAGGATGAGAGAATTGTCAGTTTCAGGAAGAATCATTGCAGATTCCGCAGAGCCTAAAAGTATCTCGGAGTTGCAAGGATACGGATGGAATGTGGAACCTGCTTCAAAGGGTAGGGATAGTATTAAACAATCCATAAATATCCTTAAACGCTACAAATTGAATGTTACTCAAAGAAGCCACAACCTCAAAAAGGAACTAAATAACTATAAATGGAAGCAAAACAGGGATGGAAGGCTAGAGAACGAGCCTGTGGATTTCCTTAACCATAGTATAGATGCGGTGCGATATGTATGCTTAAATGCCCTAAATAATGTATCTGAGGGCAAATATAGCTTCGTTTAAGCTATTGTAAATCAATAAGTTATACTTTTTTGGAACTTTTTGGTGCTTTTTGGTAAGACCTATGGCATTTCTATCTAATTTTAAGATATAAATAAAAAACCTATATTTTATGAACATCAAAAAATTAGAACAAGACAATGTATTAGTTAATTCCTCAGTGCAAAGCCTAAGCGAATTGACAGGTTTAGAAACAATTAGCAGTAAGTCTAAGGCTATTGTTTGCGAAAACCAAATAGTAAATGTAGTAAGTAATACCTATGCTCATTTACCTAACGAGAATTTCTTCCTAGCCGTTGAGGAGAAGTTAATCAATGCAGACATCAAGTATTTAACTAGGTCTATTAATAAAAACAATAGGCAGTTTGCAGTAGATTACATATTGGAAGATGAAAGCTATCATGTAAATGTAAAAACCAAAGCAGACAAAATCAAGCCAATGCTTAGATTTGTAAATAGCTATGATGGTTCCTGCAAGACCACAGGTAATTTTGGTTTCTTTCGTGAGGTATGCTCCAATGGTTTGCATGTTAGCCAAATTGATATAGGCTTCTCAGTAAAGCACATTGGGCAGATTGCTGAGGTAGTTTTACCTAAGATGGATGAAATTATCGAGGTATTTATGAAGAACGAATATTATGAAATCCAAAAGAAATTCGAGGTATTAGCAGAAAGACCTATATATGATTTGGAGGAATTTGTCCAAATAACTGCAGAACATATCAATTTATTTAAGTTTGAAACAAGCGACAAGAACCCTGAACCTAGCAAAAAGGCTCTCAGTGTAATGGAAATTATCCAAAATGAAGCTCAAAATCTAGGGGTTGCTCCTAATATGTGGTTAGGATACAATGCTTTTAACGAGGTCTTACATGGTATGAATATGAGAAATTTTGATGTTAAAAGAAAAATTGATGCAGAAATATTTGATTTCATAGTAGAGAATAATTAATTTTAAGAATCCCCTGAGGGGTGCGACTCTCCAACGCACAATTTTTTAAATTAAAAAAAAACATCATGGCAAACAGATTAAAAACAAAAGAAGAAAAACAATTAGAGCATTACGCAAAAATGAACGAGCAGTACAAAAAGGATAGCCTAGGAATGGGTTGGTTCTTTATTATCATTGTAGGTGCTTTATTACTAACTGCATTAATTGAAAATCTATAGTTATGGCAATATCAACTTGTTGCGGTGCACAAAGCACATTTACTGAAATTGATTTATGCCCTATATGTTTAGAACATTGCGATTGGGAGGAAGAAGATGAGGAGGAGTTAGAAGCAGATAAGGAAGCAGAAAATCAAATTGACCAAGCTAAAATTAATAAACATGACTAGACTTGGAAGCTATGTTGATACCTTAGAACTAGAGAATGAATTACTAAGGGATAAGGTTAAGGCATTAGAAAGCAAAAAAAATGTATTAAATTTATACTATGAGGATTTTGCTAAGGATTACATTTGGGAAGAAATATGTAATATTGTAGGAGAAGATATAACTTCCTCAAATATAGAAATACATTTTATTAAAAAATAAATACTACCCCTGCCTAACTTTTATTATTAACTAAGTGGTGTTGGTTATGTTAAAGGTGGGGGTATATTTAAAAAACAATCTATGAAAACAGCAATGCAAGAAATAATTGAAGCTTGGTATTCTCCAGATAAAATTGACAATTTTGATGCTTGGCTTGGAAATAATGAAACAAGATTACTTGAAAAAGAAAGAAATCAAATAGAAGGAGCGTATAATAGTGCTAAAAATTATCCTGATTTAAACTGCGATGGCAAGAAGTATTATTTTATGAACTATGTTTCAAATGATTAAACATAAAACTATGAAAGCATTACAACTAGTAAAGTTTTTTATTATAAGTGTGCCATTGGCATGTTTATTGTATATATTTGCACATACATACTTTGAAATCAAAAGACTATGTGGCAAGAAATAACCCTTTGGCAATATCAGCAGATAATTCCTATCATGACTAAACCTGATAAGGAATGGACTGAGATAGATGTGGACTATAAACTAATATCTATCCTAACAGGTATGACACAATACCAAATAGATAGTTTGCCTTTGGAGGATTTAAAAAAGGAAAGGGCAAAACTAAAATTCTTAAAGGAAGATATTACAGGTAAACCTGTTAAATACATTGAGGTTAATGGCAGAAGGTATCGAGTTATCTATAACATAAAGGATATGCCATTTGCTAGGTATATTGAAAGCAAGGTATTTGGTAAGGATGTAGTAGCTAACCTGCATAAAATATCAGCGTCAATGGTTATGCCTCAAAAAAGGAATTGGTTAGGCAGATGGGTAGATGATGTTTATGATGCAAGTAAACATGAACAATATAGTTTAGATATGCAGGAAGCAAAGTTTGTGGATGTGTATCATACCTTGGTTTTTTTTTATCAAGTATACAGAAATTGGATAGAAGTTTCAAAGGATTATATGACGGAGGAGATGGTGAGGATGGGGATGACGCAGGAGGAAGCGGATTCGGTAGTAACTCTTTTATACGCATCTATGGATGGCAATATACCGCAAGGCTTATTGCCGAACAGGAAAATATCAGCGTTAAAGCAGTATTTGAAATGAGTACAATAGAAGCACTAAATACAATGGCATATATGAAAGCCAAAAGCAGTTATGATAGAGAACAAATGAAGAAATTAAGGAATTAGGGTTGCCGCATCCTAAGTTTGACATAGATGATTCCCCTGCTATTTCTATAGTGGGGGTTTTTTATGTGCGGTATTTAGGACTTATTTGGCTATTTAAGTTTATGAGTGAAGCAAAAGCACAAGCACAAGCACTTGCAGATGGATTTCTAGCCTCATTAGGGGATAAGTATGATGTCTATAAGATAGGCGAATACCCAACCTTTGAGGAGGTGCTAATGTATTATGGTACATTGTTTAATCAGGTAGCACAACAGGAATTAGAAAGTGCAGGAGCAGTTGCAACAGGTGCAATTACCGAACTAATTACTCCTAAGGTAACTAAGTTTGGCAATGATTATGAGATGATATTGGGTTATGATAAGAAAAACCCTGCGGCAGTTTACTACCGATTTGTAGATAAGGGTGTTAAAGGATTTGGAGGAGTAAATGCAAGACCTAAAAATGTATTAAATAGTCCTTACAAATTTAGAAGCCCATATCCTAACGAGAAAATGATTAAGTCATTAGAGGAATGGTACAAGTTAGGTAAGGCAAAGGTTAGAACGGAAAGCCAAAAGAAAAACTTATCTGCATCACAATCTAAAAATAAAAAAATAAGTTCAATACCTAAAAAGCTGACCTTACGAGATATAGCTACAATGACTGCCTTTGCAATTAAACGAGATGGTTTGAGAACAACTAATTTCGTAGGCAAATCAGTAGAGAAAGTATTTGATGCTGACTTTTATGATACAATAGCTTTGGCTTTAACTAGAGATATAGATTTACAAGTAAAACAAATGGTTAATAAAACTAACAATAATGGCAATAACAATTAGTAGTGTTCCTGCAACATACGCAAGTATGCATGATGACCTATGGTTTGTAGCTTCCTCAACTAATAGCGGAACTACTAACTTTAAGTTTGTGTATGATGTATACATTAATGGTTCACAGGTAACTAGAAGTAAGGTATTCCCTGCTCCAAGTGGAGAAGGTTCTTATGGTGTTTTTAACGCTTCTCCTATGGTAAGGGCATATGTATCCAATTACTTTGAGCCTTCAGGCAGTAGCGTATTAGTAGCCTCTAACGATAAAATTAAGGTGGATTATCAAGTGAAAATAGGCGAGGAGGTAAGTGGTGCGGTAGTTGCAGACCTAGCAAGTGGTAGTTATTCTGCTTACAATTACTATGCTCCTTTATTCGGAGATATATTTACTGAGAACGGAGATATACCTTTAGTTTTATCGGACTATTATGATAACTTACTAATTGAAAATTACACAGATGATTGGTTATGTGATAGAGATAATACCGATATTCCTATTGAATATGGCGACCAATTTTTTATTAGCTTCCTAAAAATAACAAGTGGTAGTTATAAATTATGGGTAGAAACTATAAACGAAAGTAACGCAGTTCAAACCTCAGTAAGTGGGGATTTAACTATGACAGGGCAGTTTAACTTATTTAACTTCCAAGCAGGTGCAATCAATGAATGGGCAGGAACAACATTAATAACAGAAAACACATACGCTTACAATGTTTATATTACGCGTGGGGCAGCAGTTACTAGGGTATTACGATTCAGGCAAGTATGTAACCCCAAGTTTAGACAATATAACTTACATTTCCTCAACCGACTTGGTGGATATGATACAATGGCATTTCGACTTGTCAATAGACGAAGAAGTGAGTTCCAAAGAGCAAGTTACCGCAGAAACCCCTATCAATTATCAAATGG